ATTGACTCTTTGTCGGGCATTGTAAAAACAATGTCAAACTCTTTCAAAAAGTTGGCATATGAGAGGTGATTAAAACCTCTTCGTTCCGCAGCTACCGACCCTTTAACATCATCACCATAAGTGCAAATAGCGCAATACTGGCGAAAACAAAGTCGAGACACATCATCAACATAAATGCTATAATAACAAGCTCGCATAAGTAACACATTAGCGATGGAATTAATTACAACTGTGAGATTTTGACCAGAGGGATTCGATCCGAACAACTGGATTAAATCACCATTATATGACATAAGTGGAAAAGCTATTTCTCCAACTATCCCTCGCATAATCGTTAAAGCATCAGCATTATAATGACACAAATGTTGTGCAATCCATAAAAGCACATCGAAAGCGGCTATAACCAATTGAGCGGGCATCCGCTGGTCATACTTACTATAATCACCGGCTAAAATATTAGGGCCCTTTGAAACCATATACTCATTCAGTTGCTCCCATTCAGGTCCTTCAGCATTCACTCCAACAAGACATTCTGACTCTAAAGGCACACACTGGATTATCCTTACAATAGGCAAGAAATACATGCGAACCAACAGCTGAAGAGCGATAGGTGCACTTTGAAAGACGCGTACTTTCGTTTTAGTCAATTTAGTAGGTTCGTCTTTAAGACATGCTTTCCAAATAAAATATGGACGTTCAGAATGTCGCAAAATATCACAGCACCTATACACTTCATCCCATATTAAAGGGACAAATGTGCGAGGGCGTGAAATACCAACATAATCCTTAGGGTCTAGCTCCACAATCCATTTGTCTTTCCTTCCAGAAAAAGGCCATCCGGGGGCCGATTTCATATTCATTGCGTCTATAAAGCGCAACCCATCAATGCCACTAACTGTCTCCACTTCATTCAGTGGGCGTGTAGCAACAAAAAGTTCAGGCAAACGCTTTTGGACCTCCCTAAAAGTATTACGATAACAAGTGACTGCGGGACGGATCAGGGAACCCAAGCTTAACGAAGGATGTGCTAAAACTTCTAACGCAGCTTGATATGGATACACACCTTCGCCTTTCATTTTTGGAGGACCCCACTGTTGAGGGACACCAGTAACATCATGAACGTGCGGACTAATTAAAGTAGGTACAACACTAGAATGAGGAGATATTATGTTGGACATACTACCATACACCTCTAAGGAATTTCCCTGCGAGATATAGCGCGTAGCACTTTTCCTGTGCACGTCTTCACCTTGCAAAACCTGATAACCATATTGTTCCTTGGGAAATAAACCAGCCGCAGGAGTAATAACACAACCTTCAATATTTCCAAGGGTAACAATGGCTAACTCGGCTTGTGCTTGAGAAATATAACCAGCTCCACCTACACGATTCCTACCACATAGATGAAACCCAACTATTGTTGAACCATGTCCTTTAGAAACAATAGGAGACATACACATACCAGCATACGTATCAAATGGCAAAATATATCTGCCACCGTCAAAAGTTAGTGACGTATGTGTTAC